CCAACGTTAGGTTTAAAGATTACATTATATTCTTCTTCAACCTTATCGGTAAACTTTTCTAGTATTACTGCTGCACTAGGCTGCTCTTTCTTGACCTTTGTTACTTGTTTCTTCTTTTGCACCGACTCTTTTGGCTTCGATTTCTTCCGCTTTGGCGATTGCCTTTTTTGCATAGTCTGCCCATCTGCGTAGGCTTCCAGCTTTGTTCTTTCTTTGTCGCTCATTATCCAACCGTTTCTTTAATCCTACGTGAGAAAGTGACCTACCTGTATTTCTGGTAAGCCAGTTTGCTACTTCCCGATACGAATACTGCTTTACGTATTTCTTTGCTTTCTCTAGCATATCAAGTTCGTAGTCTATTGGCAAGAGTATTCTGTTATCTTCTGGATCTATTTCATATCCAAATGGAATTGTTCTTGCTACACGTGGAATTGAAACCCATTCATTATTTTCTTTTAGGTCTGTCGGTTGGGGTAGTTTCCATTTACCTACTGGTTTAGTCATTGTATTCCTTTATTATGAACCACTTTTATCTATAATTCTTCCTTGTTTATTTCTTTTAACACCGGGAATACGTTCACTAGTATAAGATCCTTTTTTTGGTCCAAAAGTTTTTCCTGCTATTTTAATAGGCATACCATACTTTTTAGCAATTCTTATTGCTGCAGCTTGGCGTGCAGCATCTGTCATTGCCTTTTTATTTAATTCACGCATTTCTGATGCAAAAGTTTTTTCAACTTTTTTTTGTGGTTTTGTTTTAATACGTTTTTTTAGTTTATCTTTTGCTATAGATTTAATTTTATTTTTTAAATTTTTTTTAATTACGCTACTAACCATTATTTTTTCCTCTAGTTGTTGCAATCACAAGTATCTAAACTGTTACCACACGCACACATTTCTTCTTCTACTGCTTTGGCTGGCATTAACATGACACCACCCTTTGCTTCTACCTGCATCTTCTCTGTCTTAACAAGACCTGTACGATCTAAAAGTTCTTTTGCTGCAGCCATTTTATCACGTATGCCTAACTCAGTAGGATCATACAATGCACTTACCATAGCCATTGCAGCTTTAGGTACATTACGTGCCAGATAGCTGTGAGTTACATCAAGTATCTCTTCTTTAAGACTATTAGTAATCTCTGTGTTTGTAGTATTAGGTGAGTATCCAGCTATCTTCTTAGCGGTAGTAATGTCACCACCTGCCTCGTCCATAAGGACCGCTAAAAACTTTTGTTGCCGTTCAGTTAACTCACGTGCCATATTACTTCCTTTTACATTAACTCAAAATGTGGACCGTCAATAAAGGGTCTACGTCCTTGGCTACGTCTAATATCAATGTACTTCATCATTGCATCTTCTGCAGTTCCGGGGTATGTACGAATGTCACCCTCTGACCATGCTGCACCCCACTTAACGGATGTGCCTAGTTCTTCCGCTGCCGCTTTCATTGCGTCACACAGATCATCATATACGTTTAGTTCCCATACACCTTTACCATCTACATATGCCATAAGGTCTACTGCTTTACCAATAAGGTGATTGGATTTCATAGTCTGTGATTTACCTGCCGCTACAAGTTTCTTTTGTTCTTCTTCTGTACGCATACCATAGATTACACCAAAGTCTACTTTAGTTAATTCAATTGCACGTTTTACAACTGCAACTAAGTCACTGTCTACACCTTCTAGTTTATCAAGGCTGCGTTGTGATAGTTTAAATGCCATTGTTATCCTCTCCTTGAAGCTACAAGAAACTGCATTTTAAGTTCCAGTTCTTTTATTTTTATTTCTAATTGTCTTACTCTCTCCACACTGTCCATTACGGTAGGGGGTGGTTCAAACTCATCTATCCAGTTATCGTTCTCTTCTACTTCTATTTGCATCATAGATATGTCATGCTCTATAAATGCAAGACGTTCCATAATACCAAAGTAAGCCCATACAGATATAGCTGTAGCTGCAACTAAAGCTAACAAGTTTTTTAATGGTATAGTAAACTCAGAACTTTCATTCAGTTTCGCCATTGTCTATTCCTATACATTGCACAGATATACCGTTATGTATAATCATAACTTGTGCTTTTTCCTTTTGTAACTCACACATCTTTCTAGTATCATACACGCCTAGTTGAAAATAATCAAGTGGCATACCAGAAGTAAGTTGCAGCCAAACTAGTACCCACATTACTTTTTACCAAAGAACTTAGATACTGACCTTATTCCTATGCTGGCACTTACAATTCCACCTAATGAGTACTGATACCATGCTGGCATAACCTCTAATGCTAGGAATCCACGCTGTACAATTTCATTTCCCCAATCACCACAAAAGGCTAAGATTAATGGGATAGAAAAAAGCAAAGTTATCCACTCATCTTTCCAGCTATTCTGTGTAGCCTTGATTGCCTCTATGTCCCAATCAATTTCACCAGTAGCTTGTTTAACTTTTATTTCTGCATTGGCTTTCTGTACGGCTACCTTACCATCTAGGTAAGTTGTAGCAAGTCCACCTACTGCACCAAAGATTTGTCCTAGTATCATTTAAGTTGTGCCTTTTTAGCTAGGTTTGTTACACCCATAAATACAGATACCACACCAGCAACAGATACGAAATAAATACTAGCCATGCTCCCGATGATTGAAGAAGCATTATCAAGCCCAAGCGCACTTGTAAAAACCACAGCAAAAGGGTAGAGTAACATACCCCAAAGAGCGAACCAAGCCATTTTTCTAGTTTGATCTCTGTGGGCGTCTTCATCTTCTATCTGTCTCCGCTTGTCGTCTAACAGTAATGCATCCCATTCTGGTTTGTCTATGGAACCATCTTTATCTTTATCGACTTCTTCAAAAGTAGCCATCACGTCTTCCTAAATTTTTTAGACGTAGCAGCGGCCCTCTTAGGCTGTTTTGAAAATTGTTTACCAGCAGCCGTATCTTTTCTTTTCTTTGCGCTAGACGCTGAATAAGTTTTTGCATCCATAGCTTTGATAGCCCTAGCAGGTAAATACCTTTCGCCAGTAGCACCAGCACCTTGAGTCGAAGGTTTTCCACTTTTAGTTCTCCAATCTTGCTTAGTCCACTGGCTAAGACTTTTTTGACTTTTTGCTTTTGCCATCAACTTTAGCCTTTGCTTTTTTGCTTAAATCTTTATAATGAAATAACTTTACACTTGTTTTACTGTGAGTCTTACCTGTGTGTAAAGAACCATTAGGCATCTTATGAGTGCCGCCTTTATGTTCTGTACCATCTTGCTTATAATGTTTTACGCCCTTCATTATTTATATCCTCCACCTTTAGCTTTGTATTGTTTTGCAACCATTTGAGCTTTACGTGCGCTCCACTGTCCGGGGCGTCCACCTTTGCCACCAGCCTTAACGGATGCCACAAGACGCTTACGCATAGAAGGCTTAGTATAATTACCAGCCGCATTAACTGTAGAACCTTTTTTGGATTTCAAAACGTGATACTCCTATGTCTTTTAGTTCTCTGTCTGTCATATTTTGCAACAACCAGTAGTCTACTCTGCGCTGTTGATTTTCTTGTAGTCTTTTAATAAATCTTTTAAACATGGTATAACTCCTTTTATATTACCAAGGACAGTTATACCATGCTTTATGTTAAAGTACTACATACAAGATTGCAATCCCGTTATGCATTAACTTCGATTAGGGTCATAGTACTCTTCTAATGATACGAGTACTTCCATTGTATTTGCAGTTTCTCCGTATACTACAATCTTATCTCCTGAGTGTAAGTTAAAGTAATTGCCATCAACTAAGTTAGTTACAGAGTTTGCAGCTAGACTAAGAGCATTAGCTACATAGTGATATGCCGTATCACCTGCATGATAAAATTGCACGTATACCTTCTTAGCTGCTGCATTGTTATTACTTATGTGCAAGTACCTTGTAATGGCACTAAAGTTAGCAGGGCATGTGTATACAACTGTAGCATCTGCAGAGGCAGACGTAGAGGCAATGGTATATCCTTTTGTATGAAACTTAGACTTACTTAGATCGGGCATCTTAGTTCCTTAAAATTTAATCTTTGCACCCATTGTAATATCACCAAACGTAAAGTCTTTATCTGATGATACTTCTGTGTATAGATTTACATTTACTTTAGGTACTGCATATCCAAACGTAAGATCTACACCAGTAAAGATATTATCTTCGTCTAGCTTTAGTAGGTCAATCTTTGTTTCTGCAAGTAGGCTTACACCCATTACGTTTACACCTGCATAGGGAGTCAGATCCCATGCCCATGTTTCTACGCCTGTTGTGTAGTTACTGTCTGACTGTGCGCCAACGGATACTGTCTGACCCATCACATAAAAGTCTGCAGCCGTAGATGCAGTGGTTACAAGACCTGCAAGGCCAAGTGCAATAGCTAATGTTTTCATTGTATGTTATTTCCTTATGTTGTTTTCTTTGCAGCAGCGGCTTGCTGTCTACGCATTTGAGCTTTAGTTTTCTTATAGGCTGTACGGAATTGTGATTCAGTCATGTTTTTAAGATCACTTTTAATTGATGTACGTGCCATTACTTTTTACCACTTTTCATAAACATACCACCCATACGATAGTCTGTATTTCCTGTACGTGGTTTAGATGTAGTCATTCCACCATATGCATACCCCGGTGTAGCTTTTTTATTTTTCTTAGCCATTCCACCTTGCATCATTTTGCCTATACCATCTGCGGCAAAGGCAGGTACTTTTTTACCGTCCTTCATTACCATTGGCATACCGCCTTTATTGAAAGGGCTTTTTGGTTTGTATGGTTGTTTTTTTCTTTTAGGTCCATCTCCTGCTCGTCTTGGTGCTTCTTTAGCATTTAAACGATTTATTTCTTTTACAATTTTATCGTGCTGTGCTTTGGTAATTTTACCAGCACGTAAATCTATACCTGCTTTAGTAATAGCTTTACCACGTGATAAACTAGTATAAGCAACCATAGAACCTACACCTTCTTTTTTATTTTTTTGTGTAGTAGTAGTGCTTGAAACTCTACCACTTGATGCTCTTTGTCTTTCTTCAGAGCTTTGTGGTTTTTCTGACTTCCTACGAGTATCTTCTTTTTTAGGTTTAACTTTTGCTGCTGCACGTAATTTATCTTTACGATCTGCTACACGCTTTCTTACATTTGCTATACGTGTCTTACGTTCTGCAGGTGTAAGTTTTTTTAATTTATTAATATCCTCAATCATTCTTGCTTGAATACTTGTTAATGAAGTTGGAGTTGGGGCATCATCAATAGTTTTCATTTGTGCTGCAGTAAGATTACCTTTTGCATTAGATACACGTGTTGTGCTTTTTGTAGCTTTTCTAGCTTTATCTACACCAAGAGCTTCTCTAGCTTTTTGTGCAGTAGGTTTATCTCCTGTTGCTTTTATATTTGCACCTTTTTCTTCTTGTTTCTTTATTGCAGCCATAATAGCAGGATCAACCTTACGATCTGCTTTAAACTTAGGTGTAGGTGCAAGTTCTGCTTCTGCCTCTACTCTTAAATCTTTTAGTTTATCTTTTGCAGCTTTACTATCAGGATTTTTTCCTAGATTTTTCTGCGCAGCTTTAATTCTTTTCATTAAATTTTCTTTAAGTGTTTTCTTTGCTGCTTTAGTTGCTATTCCCATTGGTCTATCCTTTTACCATTTAACTTTATCTGCCCAATAAGCTGCACTTAACTTACCACGCTTAATATTCTTACGATGACGAGCTTTAAAACTTGCACGTTTCTTTTTCATTTTATCTGATTCGCCTGACTTAGGCTTACCTGCAGTCTTTGCGCCTTGTTCACCAAAGCGTATCATTTTTATTGTACTGCCCTCTTTGGCAAGAACTACGTGAGACTTTGTAGGGTGCTTGGGAGTACGCTTGGGTTTGTTATATCCACTAAACGTTTCTCCACGGTACGTAATACTCAATCTGTCCACCCTTCTTTACGCATAGCCCACTCTACATGCTTTAAAGTAAATGATTTACCGTAGTGGGCATCCACTGCAGCCTTTACATAGAAGACATCACTATGGGGAATATGTAAGTTCTTTAGATTATTGTCTATTAAATGCTTATAGAACTCTTCAAGAACATTGTCTGTGTATAGTTTTACTGATTTCTTTGCCATTGTCAATACTTATTTGTACAAATTCTTGCCTAACGGCAATATTTATCTACGGATTACTCCATATACATGTATCACTGTACGTGTTTTACTTATATGTTAAGGATATTTAAGTATAATTATAAGTAAGTATTAATATATGTTAGTGTATCACTGTACATGTAACACTTATATGGTTATTGCTATATACTATATACATAGTTTTACACACATAATACCCCATGTCAAGTGTTAATTTCAATTGTTACACTAAATGTTACTATACTGTAACATAAAGTTACTAGTATTCACTGTACACATTTGCCAAACCGTTTGTGATCACGTTATGTGTCCTGTGTGACCACGTTTATGCATATGTGTAAAGTAGTTAACACCCTATTTTCCAGATCTGTGTGCTTGTATGTATATACTATCCACGTGGGGGCGTGTGGCCCTCGCCTACCGCTGCGTTCACCCTGCGCATGCCTACACATTATGCCTTGCATACCTGCGGTGACAGCAAAAACCATGCTTCACTCCACCATCATATCAAAGATATGTTTACTTTCAATCACTTACTTGTCTACGACAACTGTTATGCAATCAGTTGCCACTCTTTAGAGTGAGATAACAGGCCGTTTTTTACACCAAGGGTGTATTTCAAAGGACGATGCACAAAACCATACCCACCATCTCTGATGGCAGATGCATGATCCTACAAGCCGTACACAGCTCTGCCAAACAGATTTGGTGGTCCAATGTTGGACTTAACCCATATACAAAGTATATGACATATTTGTCACACTTTTCAGATGTTTGTGCAAATCGAAGCCTCGCATGAGTTTAGCGCACGAACTTCAAAATATATATGAAATATATTTTTGCAGTCACCTGTGAAACGACAGGCGCAGAGGATCACATGTGAGAACCAAATCGAAAACTTATACTATAATCTATTAGTTTTTAATGATAAAGTATATCTCACCTTTAGTGAGAGATATACGTTTCTCATATAAAAACAGATTATAGATAAAAGGACCAACCAAATGGCAAATCTTCAAATTCAAAATATCACAACTCTGGAAGATCAAGGCAAAGCCTTAGCAGAGGAATGGGAAACAATCACCAAAGGTGATAAGAGACGTTTCAACAAGTCAACCAAAGCTGATGGATTCGACACACGGCTTGGAAAGCTGATGGTAGAATTGAGAGCTGAAGTCAATGGTGGTAAAATCACAAGCCAAAGGCTTCGTGAAGTTCATCTCCACTTAGTGGACAAGAGACGCCGCAGCGAAGCTGAATGGTTTATCAACAACGAAGTTGATGCTAGAAAGTTTGTTGCTAAAAGCAAGAAAGGTTTTACTTCTCTCACTGCTTTGCAGAGAGCTATGAAGCCTAGCAAGCCAAAGGCTGAAGATACCGAAGGTACTAACAGCGAAGCTGAAGTCAAGTCCAACGTTGGACCTACTGAGAAACCTACGGTTACTGTCACCAAAGAACTTGTCTTTGACAAGCTGGTTGCAGTTTGCAAAGCAAATAACATAGACCTACTCGACATAGCAGAGATGCTAATGGAAGTGGATACAGTCAGCGAAGCTGAAGCAGAAGAAACAAAGGTGGCAGCGTAAGCTGTCACTTTAACCTGAAAGGTTATTATCATGTGGGAATTAAAATCTACCCATTCTTGTTATGCGGAAGAAAGCACGACAGATTTACATTGCAATAGTTTATTTTGTGATACAAAATCTGATGCAGATGCATGGTGGAATACATGGATGGGTGCAAGAAATGTGCATCGTACTGTGTCGGTTATGTACAATCCGCAAGGCGATGTCGTTAAGGTATCGTTGGCGTAAAGGGAGATTACAAAATGAAATATAAATTAACAATGTATCTGACATCTAATCACTATGGCAATACGTCACCTACAACCATAGATATGGAAGAAGGTGATAGTATTGATAGAATTGTCGATCACTTCACAAAAATAGGTAAAGAAGGTCACACACTTCAGTGTCTTACTCTTTTTGGAAATCTAGAAGAGGACGATGATGATGATGTTTAACGTAGTTAAATACTTGTGCCAAGCTGATGGTACTTACCATGATTTAATTCGCTTTGTTGCATGGTCAATTATTATAATTGATGTAGCAATTATTGGTTTCTCAATAGCAAAACTTTGCTATGTATTTGGAGTATAATATGAAATATTATTTACATAATTCTAGCTCTGCTAGACTAC